TGCGGTGGAAAGAGCCACGGCATTGATCACGGGCAATCAAGGCGGTTATGTGCGGTTTATCTATGATGAGGACGGTCTCCCTCAAGAAATCCTCGTGATGAATACCGATTCCATTGATACGGCAACCAAAGTATGGAGATGGAATCAACAGGGGCTTGGATATTCAAACCACGGCTATCAAGGCCCTTATGGGTTGGCGATGACATCAAACGGTGAGATCGTAGCCGACTTTATCACATCGGGGACATTGGATGCGGTAGACATTCAAGCGGTCAACAATGTCACGGGGTATTTTACCAAGATAAACACATCCACGGGTGCTTTAACGTGGAATATGGCTCATTCCTCGATGGATGCACAGGGGAATATAAACCTTGCGAACGGCTCGGCGAAGATATACAACTCCACGATTGAGTTGAATGGATACACGTTCACGGGCTGGGGCAACGCTGGGCTGATGTGTAGCGGATATTTGGGTGCTTACCATTTAGCCGTTCACAGAATGAACCAAGATTCTGGCGAATACTATGAGCCGATTATCTGTATAGACAAGTCAATCGACAATATCTATTGTCCCGGTGACGGCAAATTTCACGGCTCCTATTGGTCGGGCGGTACAGAATACGATTTCGCATGGGCGGTCAGCGGTTCAGACAAACGGCTGAAAAAGAACATCGAGGAGACAGAGATCAACGGGCTTGAAACCATCGAGAAGATGAGACACGTTCAATTCGATTGGGATAATTCATTTTTCGGTGATGGTCACGTTGGTATTGGATATGTGGCAGACGAATTGCAAGAGATCGATGATTCCCTTGTCGCAGTTCCCGAAAAGGAAAATGGCTATCTCCAGCTCAATGTTGAGCAGATTTTAGCGGTGGCAACAAAGGCGATCCAAGAATTGAATGCAGAGGTCAAGGAATTAAAGGAGGCTTTAAATGACAGAGCAGAATCTTAACGTAAACGTGATCCCGGGCGGAGTGATGCCCGTGGTAAAACTCAATCAATACGATTTCGGGCTGGAGAAGTTGATCTTCACCGTATATGACGGAGCATCTCCCTTTACTATGCCGACAGGAGGCTCCGTGGTTATCCAAGGGACAAAGCCCGACAAGACGGGATTCTCCTACGCTTGCACCTTTTCAAACAATGTCGTGACGGCGGATGTGGCTCAACAGATGACGGTTCTCGCTGGGCTTGTGGTGACGGAGCTCGTGATAAAGGATTCCTCGATGAACCGAATCGCCTCGGCGAATTTCGTCCTTGCCATCGAGCCGGCGGCACTCAATGACGAGACGATCATCTCCGAAACGGATTTACCGACCATCATCGCAGAAGCGACCGAGCAGATGCAGAGAGCAGAGGCGGCGGCTGAAACGGCGGTTGAGGCGGTAGAATCCATCGGTGATTCCGTAGAGAGGGCAGAAGCGGCGGCAACCTCGGCGGCGGCGGATGCGGAAAGTGCCTCGGATGATGCCTCCACGGCATCAAGTGCGGCAACAACGGCGAGTGCGGCTTCACAAACGGCAACGAGTGCGGCACAGACTGCAAGCACGGCGGCAACGGATGCTCATGGCTGGTGTGATAACAACGGCGATTCGGGAAGTTCCGTATATTCCGCCACAAACAACGCTTACTATTGGGCTATGGTGGCGTCATCGGCGGCTGGCGGTGGTTTGCGTCCATTAGTGGTTCAGACCTTGCCGACCACGGACATTTCCACATCCACGATGTACCTTGTGCCTTCATCTGATCCCGAGACACGGAATCTTTATGATGAATATATCAACCTTGATGGGACAGTAAGCGGATATGAGCTGATCGGCACGACAGGGGTCGATTTGTCCGCCTATCTGTTAAAGACCGGGGATTCCAAGGACAATACTGTGACAATCACATCCTCGGATGATTCCACGGTGTTTAATTCTGGGACTTTATGCGGCACGGATGCGTGGAGTAGTGTTGCACAGATGGCAACGGGGGAGACACACGCTTCATTATTCGGCAAGATTTCCACGATGTTTAAGAACATCCGAACGCTTGCAAAGGTCATCGGGACAACGGACATTTCCGCCATCGGAACAGGGACGATCTCGAACGCTATCTCCTCGTTAAATTCAGATTTATCGGAGTTACTACTTGGTGACGGAGCAGGTATTCATAACGCTATTTACAGAGGCAAGTATCTAGGTGATACATTTACTGCAGAACAGTCACAAGCAATTCAAGATGGTTCTTTCCACGATTTATACATCGGCGATTATTGGACAATCGGTGGTGTAAACTGGAGAATCGCTCATTTTGATTACTGGCTCCACACAGGATCCACAGAGCAGACAAATCATCATGCAGTTATTGTTCCTGATACAAGTCTCTATAATGCTCAGATGAACACGACGAACGTAACCACAGGTGGATACTTAGGTTCTGCAATGTACACGACAAACCTCACATCCGCAAAAGCGACAGTCAACTCAGCTTTCGGATCTGCTCATGTTTTGCCTATAAAGAAATATTTGACAAATTCTGTAAGCTCCAACATGGCAAACAATTGGTCGGAAGCAGAGGAGACAGTAGGACTCATGAACGAGTCTATGGTATATGGTGCTCCTATTAACTCAAAGCCGGCAGCAGACTCCATCAACTACAATGTTGGTTATGAAAAGACACAGCTCGCGTTATTCAAGCTGCGTCCTGACATGATCACCAACCGCGGTAGCTGGTGGCTCCGCTGCGTCGTGGGCGCCGCTTACTTCGCTATTGTCAGTTCGTTTGGCGTTGCCTTCAGCCACGTCGCGTCGAACTCGGATGGCGTCCGCCCTGCTTTCGCACTTTATTAAATAACTAATTAGTCAATTATTTAAGTTTCCGTTCATATATTTGCATATAAGCCCCGTTTACAGGCTTATTAGAGGAGTAATCAACCCTTCCCGTAACAGATGCAGATTCATAAACTCCTGTTGAGTTTACATAAAACATATTTGTTGCGGCTCCGTTGCCATCATTTGTCGGTTCAGTAAAAATCAAACGATTATTTAATAGAACCCTTGTGGAAGGTACTCGCCATTCATCATTGTTGTTTTTAAAAATGAACAAATACTCTTTTGATAACGATAAGTTGCTATCAACCTGCGTCCACAGACTCGAAAGCATTTGACTAAAAGTTTTTGTTCCATCGGTTGTTACCTCGGCAATTTGTTTCCACGTCAACTCCGATAAATCTGAATTAAACCGATATATGAAACATGAAACCTTTTTCAAAATCGAGCCCATAGGAAAGTGTACGGCGGTCGCTGGGATGGTCATAGTGGCTGGGAATGTCTATACCGTTTCCACTCCGCATAAGGGCGGACAGATAGCCTTTTACAAGAACCAAAAGGGAAAGATGATTGACGGCAAGGCGGAGCATTTAAACTCCATCACATACCACGATCATCTTTTTTATGTGGTGACACGGAACAAAGACTATCAGATTTATGCCTTTTCCTCGGATTGGAAGATAAAGAAAAGGTGGAAATATCCTCGGAGTAAGATTGCGACCATCAATCACTATTCGGGGGACAAGTTCCTCATATCGGTGAACGGAGGGGAGAGCATCAAGTATAGGATGGTGCGGATACGGGATCAGATCGAGGATGTGGGGATAGAGTTTCGGGTGAATGTCCCTCCAGACTATCCGACAGGGAATGACAGTTTCTACGACAAAAAGGACAAACGGCTCTATGTGACAAAGTTCAAAGAGAATCTCCGTGAGAATGCCATCTATGTGGTTGACCTTTGCAAGATGGCAAACGGGGGAAAGTATAAGCCTGAAAAGGCTTTTTTTGTTGCTGATAAATCAAAATACGAGATTGAGGGAGTAAGCGTGTATGATGGCAAGATGCTCGCCTGTGTGAATAAGGCAGACGGTGACGAGATTAGTATATTGACGAGGTAAACGATGGGAGCAAAAGAAATTTTAGATAATGTCGGGGTGCTTGTCCTCACGGTGATCTTTGGTTCGGGGCTGATACAAATAGCTCCGATCAAGATCAATCCGTGGAGTTGGCTGATTCAGAGAATTGGTCGTGAGGCTGGGAAAGAGCTTTATGAGAAGTTGGAAAGCCTCGAAGAAAAGGTAGACGATCTGGACGAACGAGTGAAAGCACACGAGGGACAAAGGGAGGAACAGGAGAACATCGGCAGACGGCGGAGAATTTTACGGTTTGCCGATGAGTGCCGAAAGAATGAAAAGCACTCCCTTGAGCATTTCAACGAGATTTTGGATGATATTTCCGAGTACAAGCAATATTGCTCGGATCATCCGAAGTTCAAAAACGATAAATGTGCAATCTCCGTGGAGTTCGTGGAGAAAGCATATAAGCATTGTGTCGAGACAGACGATTTTCTATAAGGAGGTAGGATATGGACATTTCAGTTTTGTTGCAGTACGCAAACATCATAGTCGTGGGGATTTGCCTTTGCGTGGGCTACATCCTCAAGAATCTGATTCAGACCGAGGCTATCAACAAATACATCCCTTTGATCATGGGAGTGCTGGGTGTGGTGCTGACCGTGTGGATTTCCCACGGATTCTCACCCGAAATCCTTTTGACCGGGCTGATAAGCGGTTTGGCAAGCACGGGCTTATATGAAGCATTTAAGAATCTTATAGGGAGGAAAGCGGAATGATTAAGATCCCAGCAAAGGCGATCAGTTATGATGCCAAGAAAAGAAAGAGAAAAGATGTAAAGTTCATCGTGATCCATTACACGGGAAACAAGTTGGACACGGCAGAGGCGAACGGGAACTACTTCAAGAACGGCAACACCCGTGAGGCTGGAGCCCATTTCTTTGTTGATCAGTATGGAACCATCGTGAAATCCATCAACCTTGACCGCACGGCTTGGGCGGTGGGCGGTTCAAAATATGCGAATTGCTCCGAAACAGGCGGAGGGAAACTCTACTCCGTAGCCACGAATCAAAACTCCGTTTCCATTGAGTTGTGCGACATCGTGGACAAGGAGCCGTCCGATGACCAAGTGAAAGCCGTAGCGGAGACGATCAAATACATTCGGAAGTATTGCCCGAATGCAACGAACGTGATCCGCCACTTTGATGTGACCGGGAAACCGTGTCCCAAGTCTATGATGACCGAGGAGGCTTGGAATAAGTTCCAGCTCCGCCTACTTTATGCGATCCTCTCATAGTTCTCCTATTGAGCCTCCTCCGGGGGGCTCCTTTTTTATTGGAAAGAAAAATCCATCTTTTCCCACAATCCTCTCCCACGGTTGAAACCCCATCACAGGATTGCGGTTAAAATCTCCACTTTATTTTCAGATCGTGGTTTGGTAGGAGAGTGATTTTCTCGATCAGAGAAAAAAGAAAAGCCCTCTGTGTGGACAGGCTGGCTTGCCGAATCGTGTCGAGCTTGGATAATTGCTCTCTGACCGTGTTTTCGTCCATTTTAAGGGTGTTTTGCCGTTCGGTGGCTATTTGTTCGAGCAAAGTGGTTTTTTGCCGATTTAGGGCATCTAAACGGCTTGTGAGTATATCCGTGGGGATTCCGTCCATCGAGTAGAGGTCAACGAGCTTGGCGATCTGCTTTTCGATGGTCTTTATCTGCTTCTCGTATTCCTCGGTGTGATCCTCCGGGGGAGTGATCTCTATATCGTCAAAATCCAGCTCCTCGATGGTGTTCCAGATCGTCTCCTCAAGATCATCCACTCTCCATATCTTGTTGTGGCACTTTCCGCCCATGCCCATCGTCTTATGACCCATGCGTGTGTAACATTCATAATAGTGATACTTGTGGAGCACTCCGTTTATTCTGTGTGATGATCCGTGGTAGCAAACTCTCGCTCCACAGGAACACCATAAAAGCCCGGTCAAAAGGTGCTTTTCTACCATCGAGGGATAGTTCCTCTCGATGTCCCTTTTCTTTGCCAAGGCTTGAGCCTTTTCAAAAGCCTCTTTCGATATGAGTGGTTCGTGCTGGGAATCGTAGTATTCTCCGCAGTATTTGATTTTCCCTATGTACACGGGGTTTTCCAGGGCTTTTCTAACGTGGTGAGCATCGGAGAAACAACCTAAAGTATTATGGATGGCATTGTAAGACCAGCCATCAAGGAACATCTTAAACATTTCTTTGACCTTGGGAGCGGTCTCGGGGTCAACCGTGAGGAATTTGTCTCCGACCTTGTACTTATAACCGAGGGGCACTCCCGAGCCGCCTCTCCATCGTCCCTTTTGAGCCGAGGCGATCCGTCCCATCATCATCCGTTCGTTGATCTGTTGCCGTTCGAGCTCGGCAAATGCTCCCATCATGGAAAGCATGAGTTTTCCCACGGGTGTGGATGTGTCGAAGTTCTCCGTGATGGAGTTGAAGTTCTTGAACACATCCTCAATGAGATAGAGGATGTCCCTCTGATTCCGTCCCAAGCGGTCGAGCTTGTACACAAGAACCATGTCAAATTCTTTAGCCCGTGCGATCAGATCTTGGAGGGCTGGGCGATCCATATTCGATCCCGAATATCCAGCATCGGTGAAATACTCAATATCCGTCCATCCACGGGAATCGCAATAGGCTTTGAGCCGTCTCTTTTGCTCCTCGATGGAGTTTCCTTTTTCGAATTGATAGAGGGTCGACACCCTACTGTACAAGGCGATTTTCATTCCTCATCACCTCCCGGAAACTGAAAATATGAAGCGTGCTCCTCGTTTAAGATTTCCTTTGCATAGGCTAAAATCCTTTTGACCATTTCCCTTGTCTGATTATCCGATTTTCGGTAAGTCTCTATTATTTGCTTTTCCTCGGAGGAAAGACTATCCGTGTGCTTTTCTCCTCTGTTGAATAATTCCTCAAGCGAACATCCAAAAATCCGAGCCATTCTCATTGATTGCTCCCAATTCGGCTCCGTTCGTCCCATTTCCCAAGATGATATTGTCGCTCCCGTCACATTCAATTTTTGTCCAAGTTCGGATTGTGACATCTTATTATATGTCCGATAAAACTTGATATTGTTTTCCATCCTCATCGCCTCCTCTCAACATTATTTTAAATCCGCTTTAAAAAATATTCAACATTTTCTTTAAAATAGTGTTGACAATCAACAAAATGTTGTGTATATTGAAGTAGGTTCAAGGAAATGTTGAACTTGAGAGGAGGAAAACAGAGATATGACATACGGCGAATTAAAGAAAAACGACACCATCATATTCCACGGAGCAAAGGTAAGAATCATTTCCGTGCTTCATAAGACTTCAAATGACGGCGAGCCTTGGACGGGATTTGAGATCGAGCCAGCAGACGATGAAGCGGTTGAGATCCTCGGAAATTATTACTCACACGGATGGTATGGCGGAAACGATTCTTTAGAGGTTGAGAGGGCATAGAAATGAAAGCCAAGAAAATCGCAACATTCAGAGATAAGTGGTTCACGACAATAGAATACGAATATCGGGGTCACAGATACGATGTGGAATATCCGAACGGCAATCAAGTTTGTTGCACTCCAGCCCACATCCAGCATAGGGACGAACAGGAGAAGATCGACAAGATGATCGACAATCCTCCCAAACAGGGAGAGCCGATTGATTGGAACGAGATATTCGAGATGATAGAGGGATAAAAAATGCTGACCTATCGGCAAGACGGGGGAATATATGAAAGGAGGACAAGACAGGATGCACGATTTAACGCTAAAGCAGATTCGACTTGCAAAGGAGTTGTCCATTCAGCACATGGCAGAACGGCTGGATGTCCATCCAAACACATACGCAAGTTGGGAAAAGGAGCCTATGACAATCTCCATCGGTAACGCTTTTAAGATCGCCGATATTTTGGGGATGTCTATTGATGATCTTTTTTTGGCTATCAATTCAACAAAATGTTGAGAAGCCAGCAACAAAAACGAGAGGAAGTAGGAAATGATCATACACGAACGGGCCAACGGGATCATCGTTGACTCCATGAGAGGTGAGAAAGCACCAAAGGAGGCATCGAGGATTTTGGCGGAGAGCAGATTTGAGGGGATGCTAAAGCATGAGATCAGAAAACTTAACGAAGTGCAAGAGGTGCGGCGAGGAAGTCGCAAGGTATGAAAAGGTGATGATCCTTGACCACGATGTCTACTGTGGCGAGTGCATCAAGGACATGATCACCTACACGGATGATGAGTTCCCCGAGGAGGTGGATTTCATCAACCACAGATTCAGAGAGGAGGGATATTGATGTTTATAAACAAACCTATGACGGCTGGTGAGGCTACGATAGCGAGAAACCTCGGATTCCGTTCGATCTGTGTGGGCGGAAAGTTCTACGCAGTAAACCATGTCCACGGATTCGGGCGGAACTTGGAGATTTTCGTCCCCGGTGGGAGATTGAGCGAATTGCACAACCTCGATCTGGACGAGCACATCGTGATCGTGAATCCCGGTCGAACACTTCACACAGAGCCGATTCTGATGGAATACAACTCACTCCGGGACATGATCAAGGACGGCTGGAGAGTGAGGGACATTGAAAGAGCAATAGACAGAGGAAACTGTCGGATCGTGAGCGTGTAATGAGATTGATGATTTTAGGCGGAATTTTCATCGTTGTCGGGCTGGTGATGATGTACGCATTTTACAACCTCGTGGACATTGGCTTGGTGGTCTGTATAGTCGGGATTTTCTTTGTGCTTTGCGGAGCATTCACTCCAAAGGTTGAGGCAGAGGAGCCCGTCCTCACGGTTGAGCCTCGGGAAATACCAAAACCTGTCAAGGAAGCTCCGAGTGATGATTTTTCCGTCACGGATGAATCCGAGATTGAGTTGTTGGCACGGCTCATCACGGCAGAGGCTGGATATTCATCGGCTTATGATCCGCTTGATTATGAGGAATTGTGCTATCTCACGGGGTCGGTGGTGATAAACAGGATAAAGTCGGAGAAGTTCCCCGACACCTTGCAAGAGGTCATAAACCAAAGAGGGCAATATCAATGCGTTGTGAACGGTCACATCAATCGTGAGTATGACGATACGGCTTGGGAAATCTCGGAAGAATTGCTCCTTTACGGCACGGAGATCGATGAAGCGGTTGTCTTTCAAAGTGAGTTCCGACAGGGGTCGGGGATATATAGGCAGATAGGGAATCAATATTTTTGTTACGAATAGGAGGGGAAACAATGACTTATGAGGAATTACAAGAGGTCAACAAAGACCTTATCACAATGGATGTTAAAGGGAAAGAATATGCTCCCGTGAATCAGCGGATTT